AGTGGGACGTATCTTTTGGTGTAGCCTCTATGGCTAGCCTCTTTGGAAGCACCCGTGATGGTCGCTTCCAAGATAACAACTTAATAGAGATTCCAAGTAATGAAGGCTCCGAGGGATTAAAGTCCCTCGTACAGCAACTCATTACCTGGAAGCCAGATACAAGAAACCCAACAGACTGTGTAATGGCCCTATGGTTTGCCGTTATCCGTGTACGTGAACTGATGCAACAATCATCACGTGTTGGTCAGTACCAAACAAATAGATGGGCTACGCGCCAGCAGAAAGCATCGCGTGGTTCAATACAACTAGATGAAGCCTTTGCCTCACAATGGGCAGAGCAATACGGATAAGGAACCCCCATGGCAAAGTCAGCAGACGAAGCACGTAAGCAGAATACTTACAAGAAGCCTTCTGGTAAAAAAGTAACTGTACCTTCTCGTGCTATCAATAGCAAGCAAACACAAGCAGGCGAAGCAGCAATGGGTAGAGCACAAGATACTGGCAAAGGCCGTGGTCCATTGCGTGGCGTTGCTCGTCGTTCTCGTGAGGGAATGGAATTTATGAGCGATGAAGCGATGAAGAAGAAGTATCCTTCTCAAACTGTTGATGGTGCACGTGCCCGAGCACGCACTGAATCTAAAGTTGGTATGTCTGGAAAATTAACTCCAGCGCCAACCGTTCCAGTCAAGACAAGAAACCTTGGTGGCATCGCTGGTAAGGGTGGCTCAATGGTTGGTAGTCTATATCGTCCAATGGGTGGCGGCATGAACTGGCAAAATAAATAATTTTTTTTTAAAACTACGTTAGGACAACAATGGCATTATCAATGGAACAAGTAGCCGCACGCGTTGACGCGTTGCGCTACCGTAGCAGCGAGCGTGACTCACGCAATCTTGATGTTCTTGCTGTCCGCAAAGGAAAGATTTCGGAAGTATATCCTGACTTCTTCCCAGACGGCATTGATGCCAACGTAGTTGCAAACTTTATTGACATTGTGGCACGTGACCTATCAGAGGTGATGGCTCCGCTTCCAGCGGTTAACTGCTCTGCAGCCAATCAAGTCTCTGATAGGGCACGCCAGTTTGCTGATAAGCGCACTCGCATCGCTTCAAATTATTTCTCACACTCCGATTTATCAGTGCAGATGTACTCTGCTGCAGACTGGTACATCACATATGGTTTCGTTCCGTTCATGATTGAACTGGACGAAGAAGCAAAACTGCCACGTATTCGCGTAGAAAATCCAATTGGGGCTTACCCAGAATTTGACCGCTACGGACGCTGTGTGGCATTTGCAAAACGATATACACTAACACTAGGCGAATTAGTATCACAATTCCCTGAGTATGATAGAGAACTCCTTGGCCAAACAGGCTACAGGCAGGACCTTAATTCTCAGATTGAAATGATTCGCTATTACGACAAAGACCAATCAGTCATCTACTTACCATCAAAACAAAACCTCGTTCTATCTAGAGCGGTTAACCCAATTGGTAAAATGACAGTTGTCATCGCACGTAAGCCATCTATCGATGGTGAACTTCGCGGACAGTTTGATGACGTTCTTGGCATTCAATTGTTGCGTAATCGTTTTGCCTTGCTTGCAATGGAAGCAGCAGAGAAGTCAGTACAGGCTCCGATTGTTCTTCCTAACGATGTTCAGGAGTTACAACTTGGTGGCGATGCTGTCATTCGTACAGCCAACCCAGCAGGCGTACGCCGTGTTGAACTAACCATTCCACAGGGAGCATTCACTGAGCAGCAGATACTTAACCAAGAACTACGAGTAGGCACACGTTATCCTGAGGGACGTACAGGAAACATCGATGCATCTATCGTAACTGGTCAAGGAGTACAGGCTCTTATGGGAGCCTTCGACACACAAGTTAAGTCAGCACAAGCAATCTTTGCTGCTGCACTTCGTGATGTCATTACAATTTGTTTTGAGATTGATGAAAAGATTTACCCAGGAGAAAAGACAATCCGTGGTGTTGACTCTGGCTCACCTTACGAAATTGTATACAAGCCTTCTAAAGATATCAAGAGTGACTATTCAGCAGATGTTCGTTACGGAATGCTTGCAGGTCTTAACCCAGCACAGGGTCTTATCTTTATGCTACAGGCACTTGGTGGTAAACTAATCAGCCGCGACATGGCAATGAGAGAACTTCCATTTACTGTTAACGTAACACAAGAATTAGAAAAGATTGAAATCGAGGACATGCGTGCAGCATTACTCGGTTCACTTACCGCCTACACTCAAGCGATTCCACAGATGGCAACTCAAGGCCAGGACGCTTCTGAAGTAGTACGTAAGATTGCTGCTGTGATTAAAGCACGCCAAAAGGGACAGGCACTTGAGGACGCAATTGAAGCGACCTTTGCTCCACAGCAGCAGACAGTTCCTCCTGCTGGCATGCCACAAGCGGTTGAGCAACCGTCCCCTGCTCCCGAAGGTATTCCAGCAGGAGGCGCTACACCTGCAGAAATGGGTGGGCCAGCAGCACCAATGGAACAGCAGCCACAAGAAAGTTTACAAAGTTTACTATCATCTCTTAGTGGGCAAGGCACGGCAAACGCAAGCGTAAGAACCGTTACTCGAAGATAAACTAGGAGGGGACAATGACAACAATCGTAGGTGTACAAAGCACAGAAGGTTGTGTCATTGTAAGTGACTCTCGTGTAGTAGCAAATGGAAAAATTTATAACCACCCTAACATGGTAAAGGCAGTTGAACGTGGAAGTTACATTATTGGTGGTGCTGGTGACTATCGTGCTTTACAAGTGGTACTGCATGGGTGGGTTCCACCAGTAGTAACAGCAAAAGCAAAATTAAATCTTTATGAGTTTGTAATTAATAAAGTCGCTCCATCGCTAAAGCAGACACTCATTGAGTCTGGAATTGAATTCAATAAGACAAATGATAATGAAGACAACAAGTTTGAACTCAGTCTTATCATTGGAATTAATGGTAGTCTATTTGAAATTGATAGCGACTTTGCAGTAGCAATGAACAATGCAGGTCTTTATGCAATTGGCTCTGGTGGTGATTACGCCCTAGGAGCATTACATGCAGGAGTATCTGCGCTAGAAGCAATAGAAATTGCAGCAGTTAACAATAATGAAACTTCGGCTCCATTTCACATTCTTGAACAATATATTAAGTAGGAGGAATCATGGCAGGAACAAAAGGCAACAGTGGCGGATACCGTCCAGATGCGCCTCAAAATAATCCAGCAAATATTTCTGCTACAGGTGGCAATGGTCAGAGTGGAACACAGGCACCAATGTATATGCCAGGTCTTGGCTACGGACAAGGTGGCCAAAACATGGCTAACCAAGGTTCTGCAGCATTAGCAGGAAATCCTAGCGCAGCGGTAGCAGCACAGTCTCCAGCAGTAGCACCGCAACTTCCACCAGTAGTTGGCTTTGACCAACCAACTGAACGTCCTGACCAAGTACTAACATACGGTGCAGATTCTGGAGATGGGCCAGACTCTTCTATTTTAAATTTGCCAGCAATGGCTACGCCTGAGGTTGAAAACCCTATCCAGATTGTTCAGGCACTTTATATGCTTGACCCAACTAATCAAGACTTGCGATTTGTTTTGGAAGGTCTATCTAACCAGGGGCGTTTATAAGTATGTCAAATTTCCCAAAGATAAAATTAGATGCCAATGGTTTGCCAGTAATGGTGGGTGTACAAGAGCGTATCACTACACAAGACCAGGCTGACTATACCGACCTGCAAAAGAGCATGTCCCTCGTCACAGGTATTGATGGATACAACGCACGCAAAATGTTTGCTCAGAATCCTCAAGCATCTGCTGGTTTAATTACTGGACTTGCAAAGCAAGGCGCCCTTGCATCAAATCCTATCATTACAACTCTTGCAGAAATTGACCAGATGACGCAGGAAAAGCGCAAGACTGATGCTGTCATTGCTAGCAATAAGATTTCAACTGAAAAGTTTAATAATACACTTTTAGGCGGACTTTGGTCAGGTCTTAAGGGGGCAGTTAGAACTGCAACAGTTCTAGGTGGTACAGTTCTTGAGACCCTTTCAGCACCAGCGCGTTCTATTGTAAATGACTTTAATGAAGTAAGAGAACAAGGCAATGCTTGGACTTGGGGCGCAGTAAAGCCTGGAGAAGTTTTTACAAAGACAGTACCTGATATTGCACGTGAACTACCAGGACAACTTACATTATTTCAAGCCACAAAGCAACTTATTCAAGATGGCAAGGTTGACCTTGGTGTAGGATTCTTTCCTAGCGAAGAGACAGGAGCAGCCGCTGCTGCTCGCAAAGAGCAGATAAAACTTGCAAAGGTTTCGTTTAAGCAAGGTGGAGAAACATACTACCGTCCATATTCTTTGTTTGACCCTGCTGCATATGTACTGACGGGTGGTAATCCAGAATCTGGAGCGGCACGTGTCATAGTCGCACTTGGCGAAATAGGCCTATCAGTCTATACTGACCCAGCACTAGCGTATAGTAAACTTCTTAAGGCTACTGCTGATGCCAAGAAGGTCATGGAAGCCTCTACTGGAATTAAAGCAGCCAAGGCTGCTAAGCAATATTCAATCCTTGAATCACAACTCAAGGCTATGAAGGCTAAGACTGACGCTTCTTTGGTTGCGCTTAAAGGTGCCAAGACTG